CCGAGAACCTGTATTTGTATCTGTACGAGGCATTTGTGGTGGCCGAGCAGCACAAAGACGAGATTTTTACGTATGCCTAGTGCGTCGGAGAAGCAAAGAAAGTTCATGGGTGCCGAGTTAGCCCACAAAAGGGCCGGGAAACCTACTCGGACCAAGATGACCGCAAAACAACTCAAGGATTTTGCTAAAAAGCCGGTAAAGAGGGGGCACTGAGTTGCTGGGACTGGACCAAACACTCCAGCAGGATCAGGAAATCCCCGAAGCGTCAGCGACCCTGTACGGGCGGCTGGGCTTTGAGGTCACCGGGCCAGAGCAAAAAGCAATCCTGGTCTGCCGGAAGCGATTTATCGGCATTAGCGGCGGCGAGGGTTCGGGCAAGTCTAAAATTGCCAGCGAAATCTGGCTAGGCCGCTGGCCGGACGATATGGCTGGCAACCCAGGCGTGGGAGATGGCCTTGGCCCCCCTCTGATTTACTGGCTGGTCGGGGAAGATTACTCTCAGGTTACCGAGGAATTCCGTTACATCAAGATGGACCTTATAGAGTTGGGCTTCCCAATAGAGAAAACTTCCACCGAACGGGTCGATCCTGGCCATATTGAACTGAAACTCCCAGATGAACGTCAGTCCCGGTTCCGGATAGAGACGAAAAGCGCCGGGGACCCATCGAAACTCACCCGCCAACGGCCCCACGGGATAATATTCTGTGAGCCTGGGCAGTCGGATGTGGTCGTATATGAACGCCTGAACGGGCGCGTGGCGGGCACACGGGGCTGGATGGCCCTGGTCGGGACTTTGGAAGGTTCAGTTGGCTGGTATCCGCAACTATTACAGGCTTGGTCGGCGGGAAGTGGCGATGCCCAGAGTTTCAAGCTCCCCGCGTGGACGAATACTCATTATTATCCGGGCGGCAGACAAGACCCGGAGATTCTGAGGCTCGAACGGGAGAGCACCGACACCTACTTCATGGAACGGATTGCTGGCGAGGTCGTGCCTCCCAAGGGGCTCGTAATTACCGAGTTTCGGGCCGATTTACACGTCAGGGATGTCCAATACGACCCCGAGTACCCTGTTTATCTGTGGGAAGACCCCGGATATGGTGCCCATAGCGCCCATGCGCTGGTCGTAGTGCAGAATATCGACCGGCAACTCCGTGTGGTAGACGAAATCTATGAAAGGGGCTTGACAACTCAGGAAATCATCCGAATGGCACAGATGCGCCCCTGGTGGAACTCAGAAAAGCACCTGGTTTCCGACCCTCATTATAAGGACCAGCACCACGCCAACCATTCGGTCTCGGATGTCTGGCGAATAGAGGCGGGATTGGAGGCTCAGGGTGAACGGGTCAGGATTTTACCAGGTATCGACCGGCTGAGGACCTATTTTATTCCCGATCCAATCACAGGGGTGCCGGGAATAGTCATCGCACCTCATTGTAAGGGCGTCCTAAGCGAACTTGGGGCGGCTTTGGACCCGTTTGACGGACGATCCTTCCATCCGTGGAAGTGGAAAGAGACCAAAACCGGCGAGATTGTTGGGGCGGAACCCTTGGAGGAGTATAATCACTCTTTGAAGGCCCTCATATATGGGATAGTCCACAACTTTGGATATGCTCATAGTGACGAAAGGCGGGTGGCAACAGTGATTCGGAGACGCTGATGATAAAATCTCCTCGGACACCTGAGCAATTCGAATATGCGATAAATGTAATCTACAATCGAGCAAATGCCATGCGTCGAGATAATTATTATCCAGGAGCCTATGAGGACTATCAACGTTTGCAATCCTTAAAGCAAAAATATGCCGCACGGTTCCCCGAGGAATACTCTGAGTTTGATTCTTAGATTTCTACGGTTATTGAAGTGCAGTGAGTAATGCCGACAACTGACGAAATCATAAAAAGGGGTGGTCGAGTCTCCATTGTTTTGTGCGTTGAACACGACAGGTGCGGCAATGCCTACGCTCTTTATATATGTAGGTGTTGAAAAGGTCATAAATATGTCCGTGCGGACAGTGTGTTTTAGCCCGATTCTTGTGAGCTAGTGCCTCACCCGATATCCCACGTTGCATATTTAGTTGATGAGAGACAGCCTCAAGATGGTCCCAATTTACACAAGGTGGATTACGGCAAAGATGGTCAAGTTCAAGCCCTTCGGGAATCGGCCCACTTTTGAGAACATAGCTAAATCGGTGAGCTAATACGAGTTTGCCGTTAGGACGAAATTGTCCATATCCATTCGGATTTCGGTAGGCAGTCCATATCCAGCAGGATGTTCCATGAAAGAGAGGACCAGTTTTATCAACCTTGGCCCAGAAAAGCTGGATGGTGGTATCATTAAAGAGCATCGGGAGACCTCCTCTCTCGGTGTCGTGCGGTGGACTGTTGACCCAGTTCCACCGCCTCATATTATAGCATAAGGAGTAACTGGAGAAGGTTATGGCTACACCAGAGGATATAATCCGTATGGTGGATAAGATGGAGTCGGACCGTGCCTCCTTGCATGAGCGCATGGATAAAGACTTCGACCGCTACAATCTGGTGGCCTACGCCGGTGAGACGGACGAGAATGGCAACCCATTACTCAACGGGTACAAGAAATTCACCTCTAATGACCCCCGTACCTCGATGAATCTTGCCGTCCATCTTCTGTCCACTGCCCCGGCACTGATTAGGGTCCGAAAGCCCAAGGCTCAGAAGGCCCAACGAGAAACGGACAATCTGAAGGAACTTTTCGCCTTGGGTATCCTTCAGGCAGCAGATACCCGTCGTGCTGACCTCATGATGCCATCCCTTCAGGACTCTCTAGCGGCCCAATGCCTCATGCGAGGCCGAACGGCGCAGAGAGTCTTGCTTATTAAGGAAGACATCGACCCGTCAGAGATAGAAGCGACTGTTGAAGAGATTCCGCTTGAGACTGTGGGCGAAGAGGGGAAACCAGTAGAGGGGATAGCTACTTCAACTACCCGCACCTACGTGGATATTCAAGATTGGGACCCCCGTAATACGTACTGGGGCATGGGAAAACATGGGTTGGCCTGGGCTTGCCATAAGGTGTCGAAGACCGCCGAGGCCATCAAGACCGAGTTCGATATCACTATAGAAGAAGGAAACCTGGATTCCTCTATGGAGTTCGCCGTCTACGACTATTTTGACGAAACCGACAATCAAATCATAGTTTCCGGGGGTAGAGAGGCCAAATCGAAAACCCCCCACGGGATGGGCAAAGTCCCGGTGGATATCCACATGGTTGGCGGGTTACCCTTCTTCCAAGCGGCTGGCAAAGATTACGAGGTCAACTACGGGGAGAGCTTCTACCAGTCCGACCGGGAAATGTACGACCAGCAGAACTTTATCCTGTCCGTGTTGGCCGAACTGAGCAAACGGTCCATCAGCCAGGGCCTCCTGGTCTTCTCTCAGGATGGGAAACTCAGCCTGGAGAGTGACCCGAGAGTAAGTGGCGCTGAAACACAACTGAGGACCACCCAAGAAGACGTTAAAACGATGCCACCGATGGAGATGGTCAAAGAAAGTGGGGCGCTGATGGGCGTGATCGCCCAGATGGTGCAGCGCGGCACCTTCCCGGCATCGGTTTTTGGTGAGTTGGCCTTCCAACTATCGGGATTTGCCATCACCCAGCTAAGGCAGGGGATGGAAGCCCCGATCAGTCCGTCGGTGAAAACTACCAAGACCGCCCTCAGGGGCATCCTCAACATTCTGGCCGACGCCTACGTTTCCGCGAACTTTGATGTTATGACCCTTAGTGGCCGGATGCAAGACGTGGAGCGGACTGACTTTGAAGAGGAGATGTCTCTGGACGCGATCAAGGAAGGCGGGTTGATCGAGGTCGAAATCGTCCCACAACTACCTCAAGACGACGCGGCCAAGGCAGCTCTTGCGCAAATCCTTACCTCTGGTGATGTCCCCCTTGTCGATCACCGGTTTGCGCGTGAGAACATTATCCAGTTGCAGGACGTGGAGCAGGTCGAACGGGCGGTACAGGAACAATTGGCAAAGACAGGCAGCCCGACCGCTTTGGCCTTCAGTAATATGTTGGCAGCGGCAGAGCAAGGGGACATGGAACTCGCCCAGGTCTGGCACATGGAGTTCCAAATTCAAATGATGCAGCGAATGCACGAAATATCCCAGCTAAAAGCAATCGGTTCTACCCCTAATGGGGAAACGAACGGTACAAATGGAAGAACACCTCGTCCATCACCAGAGGTGGCGCCCGCCCAAGTTCAGGGTATCCCATTGCCACCTCCAACACCCCAGGCCGGGCCGATCGCGGCCCCAGGGACACCACGGCCTAACAGGAACGGAGCAGCTGGGGGCTTGCCCCCTCTATAAGGAGACCTACCGATGCCTACCACACAGGTTTACGACTACGACAATGGCACAGCCTATAGCGTCACGGGTACGACCGAGCAAATAGCGGATAAGCTAGAACAATTGGGGTTCGACCGTGAAGATGCGGAGCGAGACCGCATTGTAGTGGATAAAAGGGCCGTGTCTGGCCCGGATGCTATTGCCAATGCTGACCCTAGCCTTGTCAGAGGTATCCGTGAGCAATTTAAGAACCATACCATCGACCAACTTATGCAGTACGTGGGGGTTGGCGATATTGTCAAGCGTGAAATTGCACGGGAGATGTTGGAAAGCAAATATAACGTTGACTGGACGAAAGGGCGCGTTACCCCGACTAGTGCCTTGGCCCCAGGAAGCACCCCCGCTGGCAGGGTTACTCCCCGTGGTGGTGGTGGCGCATCGGGAGTTCCACAAGATACTGGCGGCGGTGCGGTCCCAGTTCCAGTTCCAGATTTCCTTCCTCCTATCAGACCAGAAGTGCAGCGAAGGATCGACCTTTCTCAAAGTAGAGAAGGTCGAGCGCAGCTTTACAGGGAGTACCTGTCTGGACTGGGGGAAGCTCCAGGGATTGTGCAGAGGCAACGGCAAGCGCAGTTTAACCCCTACTCCAGACTATTTGATATTGGACAGGGCCTTGGAGATTTCGGCCCAGAGACAACCTTCCGTCAGACCTTGCCGGAGGGGCTTGGACGCCCTGATCCCGGATTTGTTCAGACCCAACTTGAAAGGGTTCGCGATTTACTGGCTGGGGATAGGCCGGAAGGTGAACGGGGTGATTACTATGCTGGATTACAGTCTGACCCAACTAGACAGTTTGGTATGCTTTTTGACACTGGGTTGGGTCAGACTATGGCTCCTCGTTTTCGTCCAGGAGTGCGGCGTAGAGCCGCAGAGAATTTTGGCCGGGCAGGGGACGTTGCTATAATCCAGGCTGGGTTAGGACAAACTGCACAGGACCCATTCGGTGGATTTTTGGAGCAGGGCACCGACTTTGCGGGACCGAGTAGCGATACTTACCGCCAAGCGATTGGGAACGCTGCGTTCATGCTTGGGTCGCCTTTTGAAGGTCTCAGTGCCCCATCTCAACAATTCCAAAGTACATTCAGTATGGATCGTAATTTGCCACAAGAAAAACTTCAGGAGCGGGCAGAGCGCCAATTCCAAATGGCGGTGCAGTCGCGCATAAGAGATATTCCCTGGCAGTTCCGTGAGGGTTGGTTGCGGGATGTCCGGCGCTCCTTTGACGCATGGCTGGGAGGGAATACCGCCGGGGGGGACTTCCTGCCCGCTTTCCAGGCACAGGGCTATCGATTCAATCCAGTAGGATTTGGGTAGATACTGATGGTTACTCCTAATCCATTTGACATCGACTTTCGGCGGAGCATCTTCGCGGAAGACCCGAACCTTGCCTTCCAGACCAGCATCACGCAGGCTGGGCTCCCCCGCCAGATGTCGGACTTCTTCAGGCGGCGCACTTCGACCTTTCTGAACCAGTTCCAGGGAGCGTTGGGTCAGCAGTTGGACGAGTTGGGCAAGGCCGACCTGAACCCGCTGGACTTCTTCCAGGGAAGGGACTTCCGTACCGAGTTCTCACGGTTCTCTCCCAGTGAACGTGGAGAAAATACCCGTCTATTCAATCCCAGGACCCGTAGGATTTATTTTTGATGCCTAGTCACTATTCTAGGAAGGAACGCGAAGCTAGGCGTCGCAGAGCGAACGAGGCCGTTGTCAGGGCTATCCCGCTTCCTGTACGACCGCGTGACGAACCTGAACGAGTACCGGGCCCGGTTCCAACTCCTCAGCCCCCAGGACAGCCGTTTGATCCTGCGCCTATAGACCCAAACCCCGGCGGTTCTGGCGTTCCTCTTGGACCATTGGGTCCGGTCTTGGACTTCTTGGAGGCTACCGCAGAAGCGAACGCTCAAATTCAAGCGAATGTTGTGCCCATCCGTGATCCCGGCATGGCAGCACTTAAAGGTCCAACGGGGTTTGTCCCACTTGGCCCTTCCCTAGAGGCCCTACGGGCAGGGGAACAGGGGGTCGTCCAAACTGGGAAGGGACTTTTGAGGGAATCTGCTGCCCGTCCGGGGTTTGAACGGGCTATGGTTCAAGCGATTTTCGACCCATTGCATGCAGCGCCGTTCATCGGTTTTGCCCCTCGCCCATCAACAGTAATTCGTGGTCTTCGTGGTCTTCGTGGCGCTGGCAAGGCGCCCCAGGCAGTGGTCAAGGAAATCCCCTTGGAGGCGGCACAGGCACCCAAAGCCTTGGGCCCAGCAGTGGTAGAGGAGATTCCGCTGGAACAACGCGGGGCCATTCAGTCCGGAATGGGCATTGGCGAGGCCCCCCCACAGGGCCAACTCTTCCCAGAATCACCAACTGAGGCTGTCCGTGAGCCATTGGTAGATGTGACAGGAATTGAGGCAAGGCAGGCGCGAGAGGCGGAGGTAGCACGGGGGCAGCAGTCCTTACCCGAGGGGTCGCCGCCCGGTCCTGCTGTTTCCGAAGAGGTTTTGCCAGAACCACAGGTCGTTGAGACCGCGTTCGATGAAGCTGCCGAAAGAGCCGTCTTCTCGCCGTTGGAAGAAGCTCAACTCAAGGTAGATGAGGCCCAGGCGTCTCTGGAAGCCGCGCTGGAACGTGGATTACCTGTGCCTAAGTTTGGCACACCTGAACGGGCCGAGTTTGATGCGGCAAGACGTGCTGCATCTGCTGAAGGTCGTCCCATCAAGCCGAAGACCGTACAACGCCAAGAGGCGAGACAGGCCCTCAAAGATGCTCGGGTTGCACTTCGGTTGATTGAACAAGATGCACAGGATTTTCGTCAGACCATATCTTTTGGACCTGAACACCCGGACTTTCATAGGGTTGTTCTTCAATGGTTCAGAGATTTCCTAAAAGACCCTTGGCGGATTGACAACTGGGGACTGCAACAACAATATAGGACAGCGGTACGCTCTGAACGTATCAACGACTATAAGGCCACCGTAGAAAAACTCATCTCGGAAGGCGTCGCTAGTGAGAACGCGATGCGGTTTGCCAGGGCATCCATGAGTGGTGAGTTGCCCAGCGTTTCAACAGGTATTAAGGAAATCGTAACCCCACAGATTAGGCAAGTGCTTTTCGACGAGGTTCACCTGGTTCTTGCCAACGATGGTTTTGCGATGTTGAGTACCGAAGAAGCTCTTAACAATGCGCTGGCAGGAAGAGAAGTCCCTCGCATTCCTGGGTCGCAAGGTGGCTCGGCCTTTAGCCGGTTGGCCCGCGTGTTTGGCGACGAGATGGCTGAGGCTATATCGCAGCGACAAACCTTGGGTGAAGTTATCAGTCTACGGGCGGGTAGGCGTGGGACCCAGACCAATATGGGGCCGGGAGGTGTGGTCCCTCCGGGGTCACAGCGGCCTCCTATCCCGTTCCAAGAACAGCCAGGCACTCAAGGCTTTGGTACCGCCACGATTCATGGCGCAGGTCGTGGCCGTCAGGTGTTTGGCGAATTACCAACAGACCGTTTGCTACCCGATGAAGCTGCACTGGATGCTCCGACCCAACCGCTTCGTCTGCAACCGCTGCCGGGACCGTTTCCCGAATCCGGTCCCCGTTTATCCGCTGCCGAGAGGAGTATTCAAGCGCAAGAACTTGACCTCCGGATACGCCGACAAAACCAAGGCCAACTGCCCCTTGAAGGCATAGAGTATGTTGAGCAGCCTCCATTGGGTGCTCCCCAAGCCCACTTAATACCAGAACCGGCCCCAGGGCCGTTTCGGACTTCTGTGCCTGAGCCTTGGCTGGCGGATATGCCCCAAGGCCTCACTCCAGGTGCCCAAGAGCGTTGGCGACGGGAGCAGCGCAGGTATCACGCGATTCTGGAGAATGAACACCTACGTCACTTGACCGAAACTACCAAGGAGCGAATGATTCGCTGGGCCAAGATTGCTGCGTTGACCCCGGTAGATTTTGGCAACCTAATTCGGGCCAACATGGCCAGCGTAGACATGAGCTATCTAAGGCAGCAGGCCCCGTTGATTGCTGGTCACCCACTGAAATTTATTCAGACCTTTCCCGATGCTTTTCGTGCCCTTTGGTCGGACACTTATGTCCGCAACCTGGACGACGCCATTCAGTCTGATCCCTTCTTTATGATTACGGGTGAGGTGCCTCAGTGGTACCGGGCTGTGGGTAGTCTCGGGCGAGAGGCGGGGGAAGTGGCCGAGGAAGTGATAGTTCAGGCGGGTAGACGCCCAATACAGCGCCTTGCCGCCAATATGCCCCACATCAACATATCCAACCGGGCCTTTGTCAGCGGTCTCAACTCACACAACGCCTCTATTCGTAAGGGATACATACGCAGTCTGATGGAAGGCGATGAGGCTGTGCTGGCAGCAAAGCAGTCCGGTCTCAAGAGACGCCGTACCATAAGTGACCCATTCCCTCGGCAAGACGTGCTGGGTGCCTCGGGCATTAAGAAGAGGGTGGAGAACTTTGACCGTGTTCTGGCTAACCTATCGGGGCGTGGACCGCTGGGGCCGTTGAAGGGAGGAGATAGGCAGGCCATTGCAAACAACCTATTTTTCTCCATTCGCCTCAATACAGGACGGTTTTTGTTACCCAAAGACCTTATATGGGGAGACTCCGGCTCCCGTAAGTTGGCCTGGAAGAGCATGATGTCCTTTGTTGGCTTGATGTCAGGTATACTCCTGACGGGGCGTGCGGCCGGATGGTGGGACCTGGAAACCGACCCACGTAGTAGCGACTTCATGCAGGCCAAGATAGGCCGGTTGCGGCTAGACCCCTGGGGTGGGTATCGGCAGTTTGCAGTCCTGTATGCTCGGATGCTCCCGGTGGTCGGGGGGATTAAGTCACTGGATGACGGCAAAATCTCCGACTACGATCCCGTGAATGGAGTTACCCGTTTTTTGAGAAATAAGGCTGCTCCGATGGTTCATAACGTCTTGCGGGGCTGGACAGGCAAGGATTTCATTGGGCGGGAGATCGACCGGACGGATTGGAAGGCATGGCTGAGCGAAAACATCCAACTCAGCGTTCAGGAAGTGATGGACGCCTACGAGGGTGAGGGACTGCTTGGGGCGTTTATCGCCGCTCCTGCCGCCACATTTGGTGTGGGAGTCACGGTAATTCCATTGACACTAAATGATGTCTCCAAAGACCTAGGCTATGGCAACTATTACGACCTGCCGCTGCTTAGTCCTAAGCGTAAGACCGTAAGGGACGCGTTGAAAGAGCGTCGAAGCCAGCGAGAGACGCAGATGGAGGAAGAGAGGAAGCAAAGAATTAAAGACAGAGCCACCGAACGAGAGGCGGAGCGGAAACGCAAGTATTCGGAGCGGTTTGGGTCAGGATCATCTAGGCCACGGCCATCCCAAAGGGGCGTTCCACGCCGAGGCAGTCGTGAGAGACCAATACCTGCCTTCGATCCGGTTGGGACTCAATAACCATGCGTGAAGTCTGGTGCCCAGATTGTGGCTCTAAAACGGTCATCAGGGTGTCGGAGAAATCCGAATATCCCCCGTTTTTATACTGGTGTCGTCGTGGCTGTCGCGGTAAATGGGTTACAATTCTTGACATCAGGAGTCCGGCGCTGATACAGTAATGGCGATTACATAAGGGCGTCGCGCTAGGCCGCTACTAACTCTTCGGAGTTGGGGCGGCTTTTTTAATGTCCGGCAATTAGGGGAGTTTATGACCACACCAGCCGACAATCTAACACTCGATGAAGAAATCGCGCAGATGGCACTCGATGCCGAGGAACCTATCGAGGGGTTGGATGAGGGGAGTCCCGAGGCTTCAGTAGAGGTGGAGACTCTACCTGGTCCTGAAGGCGGAGCCGCTTTTGAGCCTCCCGCCGACAGTGAGCCAGTAACTCCATCGGATGAATCGCCAGTTGATGAGGCCACCAGGCTCAAGGAAGAGAATGCCCAACTGCGGCGAGACGCAGACCAGCGTAAGTTGGAACTTGAGACCCAGCAATTCGATGCTGAGGTTCGGCAATATGCCGAGGGGTATGCTCAGAACCTCGTTGAGACCTATGGCTGGTCCGAAGACCAGGCAAAAGCCTACGCTGAGTCCCAGCGCAAGGCGTATGTGGCTGAATACCGATTGGGGATGGAGCGCAAAGACAATCTGGCTCGGGGTTTATCTCAGGAATACGGTGTTCCCGCAGCATCTCTGATGGTCTACAACACAGCGGAAGAGATGACCCAGGCCGCAATTCAGCAGGGGCCACGGGATCGGGAAGTCCAACAGATGAAAAAGGAAATCGCTGATCTAAAAAGAGCTCGCGTACCATCCCAAGACTACAACCAACCAGCGGGGCGCACCGCCGCGACGAGCGAAGAGCGTCTGCTGGATCAATACAATGCAGGGGTAAGAACCCCAGAAACCGAAGCCGCTGGTAGGCGAGCAGCCGGACTGTAAGGAGAAGACATGCCACAAGCAGCAACCACCGGGAATTTGGAAAATGCCCAACGGATTGTGATCGGTGCCGTCAGATATACTGAGGAGCACAACGCTCCGGCGATGGAACTGATCGAACACATGACCCTGGGCCAAGGAGAGAAGCAGGTCACGGTGCCCAAGGTCGGGCAGATGACCATCTTGGACTTGGTGGATGGCCAGGACATCGTGGACGAAGAGGAAATCGGGATGACCACAGTGGACCTGACCGCTGCGGAGGTCGGAGCTAAGATCATTCTGACCGACCAGTTGGTGGCTCAGAGCCAGCCAGCCGTTTTTTCCATGGTTGGGAGGCAACTGGGCGACGGTATGGCCCGGAAGAAGGATACCGATGTGATTGCGCTATACACCGCCCTGAACGGCGGGACTTCCTTGGGCGCGGCTGACAAGGCTATGTCAGTAGCGAACTTCGCCGCTTCCATCGCCAACGCACGGGGTAAGACTACTAACCCCTTCAATCCGACCTACGCTGTTCATCACCCTCACTCAGTCTACGACTACGTGAGCACTGCAACGGCCATCGGCTCAAGCAATGTTTGGCCCGAAGGGTTCCAGCAGGATAGATTGGACAAGTTCTGGTCTCGCCGTTCCTTCAATGGCGTGATGCTCTTCGAGGACGGCAATATCGCCCCCGACTCCGGCGATGACGCCATTGGTGTATTGGCGCAGAAGGACGCGATGGTTGTGCTGACCTCCGTGAACCAGAAGACGGAACGGCAGCGGGACGCCTCCCTTCGGGGGACCGAGGTCGTGATGACTGCCCGTTATGGAGTCTTTGAACTGGACGACGAGAAGGGCTATCCTCTGACCTTTGACGCGTCTGCACCCACAACTTCGGCCTAAAGGTAAAACATGACTACAGCCCAAGACAAGGTGCGACAGAAGGCCGACCTTGCTGCCAAGGGGTATTCGATCCAGTACATCAACTCTTGGCAGCCTAAGGTAGACATGTGGTGGCACCGTGACTGGCTCAACCTAGAGGGGGAAGTGGTTAAGTCAGCGGGGACGCTAGTACCCAACCAGCCTGGCAACCCCGACACACAGATGCGCCTATCGACCCGTGGGCTGCTCCCCTGGAAACCTGGTGAGGACTGCCTCTCTAGGACGGCCACTAATGGGGAGAAAGGTTGTAAGGGTTGTCGTGATCGGCGTGATGCTCAGGTCTTTGCGCCCGTGACCCATCCCCACAAATACCGAGGACGGGACATAGGCGCACCCTGTAGGGTGACCGATTGCACGGCAACTCGAAAACAAGTTCCGGTGAAACGCAAGAGGGCGGCTGTAACGATGGCCGAGGCCGCAGTTTAATATCGGCCAATCGCGGGGCGTAAGAACCCGTAAAAGGAGATAGGGACAATGGCATTTCCACTAAGCGTAGCAGGCAAGTACGGATGGGAAAAGCTCACCACCACCGGTAAGAAGCACCAACTCGGGACCATCATGGAATTTCGGGATGGTAGGAAGTTCCGGTACTGCTTCTCGAACGGAGCGGTTGCTTCAGGGAGACTGGTAAGTGGCCGACCGATCAGCCATGCAGGGCACGACAGCGACCAGGTGTTGGCGGCTGCCGTTGCGTTGGGCGGAACAACCATCACCATCACCAATTCGGATGCTGCCGTGGTGGTCGATCAGTTCAATGACGGCCTCCTCTACATCAACGATGACGGCTCGGGCCCCGGTGGTGAAGGAATGCTCTACCGGGTCAAGACCTCCTCGGTCGCGACTACGACCGGCACGATCACATTCGTCATTGACGAAGAAGATGGTGTCGCTGGTGAAGCCTTGGTCGTGGCGGACTCCCAGTTTGGTATGATCGAGAACGAGTACGGCGAGGCCAATATCTGGGATGCCAGCGCGATCGATGGGATTCCGGTTGGTTGGACGCAAGCGCCGGTGGCTGATAACGAGTATTTCTGGGCTTGCACCCACGGCCCCACGATGGCCCTGTACGACGCTGACGACAACTCGGTACGGGGACGGTCGGTTATTCCCTCCGTTTCTGTTGACGGTGCGGTACGGGGGTACGACTTGGCCAGCGCCTCCACTACGGACAACCAGATCATCGGCTTTGCCATGGTCGTGTCTGTGGACAACGAACTGTTCCCAATCTTTGCCACGATAGATTAGGGCACCCGTATGGAACGGGTACTCTTTGCGGTCATGGGGGATCATCCTTTCCCTTTGATTGGGGGTGGGACAACCCATGACCGCTTTTCGCAGATAGCCGAGTTCACCAACACGGTGGACGTTACACTGTTTATCATTCCCGATCTGCGGGATGTGATGGGGGACACCCAGTTTGGTAACCCCAAATGGGGACCCAAACACCGCACGATTCACTCCATGAGACTCCTGGCGTCCCGCTTGGCCAAGGACGGGGATTACGACTGGCTGTTCATCGTGGAGAACGATGTTGATTTAGCGGCCAATACCTTAGAAACCCTACTCGCCCACCGGAAAGATATCATCGTGCCGAAACAGGAGTTCCCCACCTGCCCTGATTTCCCCTTTATGAAGGGAATGTTCTATCAACCTCAGGAGGAAGCCGACCAGACAGGACTACACCATATTGAATGGTGTGGTTACTCCGCTACCCTTTACCGGATGGAGGCCTTCAAGGAAGTCGATCCCATGTTTGTCGGCGGTGGCGAAGGTATCGATTATGCTAGGTGGCAAGACCACGGTATTCGGGGCTGGATGGACCTGGACATCGAAGCGGTCAATCTCCGACCGGCGTCATCCCAGCAGATACTCATAGACTTGCCCTTAAAGTACCGGATGCACCAGAAAACAGCGTTGGATGGCGTTGTGGAACAATGTGGGGGGAAGCTGCACAGCTTGCCAGCAACGAAGATCAAAGGGGCACAGGCTGCCCAGTGTGAGGATTGTGGTTATTACATCGAATACCGACCACCAAAGGGCTTTCGAGGCGAAACCCTCAAGGAACTCGGATTACTGGAATCGGGAGTGGGAGACGGGCGGACGGCAGATGGCTCACCGGGTGGAGTCAACCGGCCTGCTCTTGGAGTTAGCGGTAATGCCAGTGGCCCCTCCTAAAGTCGTCATAGATATTGGATGTGGCAAGTCCAGTTCCCTAGAGACCATTCGAGGGGTAACGAAGGCCGAACGTTGTAATGGGGTAGATTGGTCGGATGTCTCCCTTGATGCCAACAGCAAGCATTACGCCGAGTGGGGTGAGTGGATTCACTGCGACATTGAGCGCGATCAGGTGCCCCTACCTGATGAGACCGCTGATTTCGTCTATTCCAGTCATCTGATTGAGCATATTGAAAACCCCTATATCCTGTTGGACGAACAACTGAGGCTCTGCAAGCAGGGTGGGATTATCGCAGTTGTCGCCCCGTTGAATATGTACGACCGAGAACATCGTCATGTGTTCACTTCAGGAGACGACGCAATCGGAAATAGTGGCTGGTATAATCAAACCATGAAGTACGGGATTGCAGGGTATGGGCGGTTGGGTAAGGCGACGGAAAGGATGCTGCCCGTCGAACTCGAGGCGTTCTGGGACCCTCCCCAAATGCGATTGGATAGCCTATCCGACTGCGACGTGATTTTCGTTTGCACTCCCACGCCCTGTGGGTTTGATGGTCATATACTGGAAGGCATTGACGAGATTGCTTCTCAGGCCAAAGATGGGTGCTGGGTTTGTGTCAGAAGCACGGTATCGCCCGGCGACACAGATATTCTAGCGGCACGGTATCCCCAGCTAAACTGGTGCGTGGCCCCAGAGTTTCGCACCGACCTTCAATTGGCAGAGATGGCTGCTTGCCGCTTCCCTATCTTCGGATATGAGGATGTGCCTTCGGATGAACTGAGGAGCATATTTTACGCGGCGCGTTTCATGTCTAGGTCAGAGGCCGAGTTGGTGAAAATAGTCGTCAATTGCGCCCTGGCTACACAGGTTGCGCTGGCTAACGAGTTCCACGAACTGGCCGAAACCCTGGGGGCCTCGTGGGGACCGATTCGGGTTGCACTACTGGACGATAACCGGGTTGGCAGCCAATGGAAGGTCACAGAAGAGAGAGGCTTTGGTGGGCAATGCCTTCCGAAAGACTTAGATGCGGCAATCCAGTGCTTACAACAGATGGGGGTTGAGCCCTACATCCTGAGCGCGGTCCAGAAGGCCAACAAGACGCGCTTTAGGCCCAAGGTCATGGTAAATGTCTAACGAACTATGGGTGCCCCCTGGCGTTGATACGTTGGCGCCGTCCATTGGTGGGCGTAACGTTGTGACTGGTGGGACCATAGTGATTCACACGTTCAAGTTCCACTCGGAAAAGTATGGGAAGAGCCGCGAGGTGAAGATTCCAGCGGACGATTCCATGAGTCAGGCCCAGATTGAAGACATGGCAGCTAGCGCCCTGGAGACCTGGATCATCGAGCTAGAGGAAGATGCACAGAGAACAGCGGGGAAACACGCTCCTTCCTTAAGCGAGCGCAAGGACGTGGGTAAGGCCATCCGCGAGTTTCGAGAGTACGCAGCAAAGCGCAGAGAGAGCTCCACCGGCCAGCTTTACTATCCGGTTGCGAAGGTAGGGGAATAATTTGGCGACCACAATTACGGCTGCGACCCTAACCATCACCCATACCGAGGCCATCTCCCTTAATGGTCAGGATAAGGGCTCGACCAATATCCAGACTATTACCTCTGTCACTGAGGTAATGCAGCGGATTGTCAACGTAGATACGACTGAGCGCATCATCATAGCGATGGGTACGGTCATTGCAGCAGGACAATTCGTTGAGTCCACGGTCAAGTACATTCGTATCACAAATAAGGATGACACGAACTTCGTCCAACTGATATTTAGAAGTGAGGGAAGTGCCGAGTTCGCGGTCAAGTTGGATGCTGGACAGACATTTATCTACAACGGCGACAACTCCGGGGGCGTTGTAGACACGATGGATGCCTCCGCTTCCGCTCTAACCGTGTCCTTTGAAGACCTCGTGGACGTGACCGCACTAGCAGATACCGCAGCGGTAGACCTCGAACTTTTTGTAGCTGGAACTTAGATGGTAGTCTCACAGGCAGCCACCAGAGAAACTATCCGGGTCGCCGTGGGACGTAACCTACGGGCTGTCGAACTCATTACGTCGGCCATTGATGGCTCGGCCACCGAGTTCCTGACGGATGACCTGCCTGGTGTGACCGCGAACGACCACAAGGGCGGTCAATGGCTTGGGACCGATACCCCCAACGATGGGACTCAGGCGCGAGTCAGCGCCTCCACTGAGGCCAATAACCGGACCACGTTAACTCTTTTACCTGCAGTATCGGCTACGAAAAAAGACGACACTGCTGAGTTGTGGAAGGAATACAACCCGAAAGACATCCACGACTATATGGACCAGGCGATGCGAGAGATCACGGGCTTGGCCTATGACCCCGAGGAGAGTCTAGCCCTCCATGCTGATGGTCGAACCCTGCGGTTGGATATTCCAAGCCAGTTTGCCATGCTGAACCGGGTTGACTACCGGAGCTCGGTCGAATCGGTAGTTGTTCATAATGCCACGGACGTGTGGGACGAACTGGGGGCCGTTGCCGAAGTTACCAACCTAAAAGACACCAAGGATTATAAACGTGGCCCTGCGTCCTTCAGGATGGTTGTGACGGCCAGTGCTGCTGCCGGTCTCTTACTTGCTTCAAAGAAAATAGACTCCAAGAATATTGCGGGAATGGACTACGTTGAGTTCTGGATCAAAAGTACGGTGGCAACCACCGCTGCTGGTGACCTACAACTCCTTCTAGACGATACCGCCAGTTGTGCCTCTCCGCTGGAAACTCTGGATGTGCCTATTTTGGTGGCGGATACCTGGACTTATGTTCGGGTAGCCTTGGCAACCCCTGAGTTAGACACCGCCATTATCAGCGTGGGGCTGAAGTACACGGTGGACATCGGAGCCTGCACGGTTTGGGTAAACGACGTAAAGACCGTTCTGGATAGTACGGCGCAGTGGCCAACTCTGCACAAGGACCTATGGGACGTGGACAAGCAGGCCCGAGACCTGGTGCTGAAACCGTCTGCCAACGTGGGATACGCCCTACTAAAACTGGTTGGGGGCGACAAGCCTGCATTACTGGCTACGGACGCAACCGTGTGCGAGGTCAACGATTGGTATGTGATCTGTCGAGCTACCGCTCTCGCGCTTAGGAGCGGTGCTGGCGGCCCTGCTACCGACCCGGACCAGAAACGGTTGGCAGCCCGTGATTGGGAGCTACTGGCCCAGCAAGCCAAGAACGGACACTATCTGCCACAGAACATAAGGACGATCAGTTGACGAGCCAGGCTGTCCTAGACCGAAACACCATTAGCCTCAATGGGACGTTATACCCGCTGAAACGTCCCGTACAAAGGCACTTGGCGTCTATCTATCCAGGGAAGGTAGTGGTGGGGGACACTGGCCGGGATAGCAACCCCAACGCTTCTCCCTTGGCGCGTTCCGATTGGAGCGGGGGGATCGGTCTCTTCAAGGATGAGGGTGTCAGTCCTCAGCCACGGTCTTTCTTTTCCACATGCTCCCTACGATATAAGTCCCTTACTTTACCTGGATTGGAGGTGGAGACCGCTGCATCCGGGGCGACAGGGACCTTTACTGTGGGAGTCATCGGAGAACTGGACGACGAAATCTACGCTGCGTTTGGTTCATCGGTCAGAAAGTACGACTTTGGGGCAGATTCCTGGGGTAGCAGCCTTCATACCTTGCCAGAGGTGGCCACGGACGTACTGAGCAACGTCAGAATGGGCGGCACGGTCTATCTCATTTTTGCCCACACCGGGGGGTATACCTACTTCGACGGGACTACTTGGACCAACGACTCCAAGGATGCAAAGTACCTAGCCTTCTGGGCCGATAAGCTCTATGGGATCGACAAGACTGGCCTACTATGGAATGCCAGCACGATTGGCACGGAAACAAATGATGCCCAACTACCCTTACCGGACGACACGGTAACCGCTCTCTTCCAGGCCCGTGACGCGGCTGGGACCGTGATTCTATACGCTGCGACCAAGGTAGGTTTGTTTGCCCATGACAACACCAATACGAAGTGGGTTGCAACCGAGGTAGATTTCCCAGTGCATCCAGATGGTGGGCGAGGGACCGTAAAATGGCGTGATAGCGTCCACACTCCAGCGGGGTTGGGCATCTACAAGTTCATCAATGGGGCTAACTCGGCTGTCCTAACCATCGAGGGGCCTGACCGTGATGATGGGATGCCTTCAGGCAAGGGCGGCACCATCGTCCAGTTGGTAAACAGTCATAACGACTTACTTGCGGTCAACGACGCCACCGTGGGATACGACCATCGAACCAAGCTGACCACGTTTGTTTCTAGAGGAATGCGTAAACACCGAGGTGTGACGATGAATCCCAATGAGGGCTTCTCGTCTATCCTGGGGTTGAACGATATGGGTTGGGAGGTCAAGTTCCTCAGCGCATCCACCGACAAGGCCATCAGCTACGCCATGGTCAGCAGCGCCTATGGGAAGTACCTATTATGGTTCGGAATGGGCGAACGGGTTTCGTACATAGAGGTTCCCTCTGAGATCGTCAATCCCAACGAGATAAGCACACTTCCCTACGCTGCCAGTGCTCAGGACATCAGCCCGTGGTACAACATCGGCCAGATGGAAGTCAACAAGTTGGGTCTTCAGTTACGGGTTGAGACTTTGGACCTTTCTTCGACTGAGACTGTGAAGGTTTCTATCGCCTACGACTTGGTGGATACTGATACCGTACTGGGGACCATTACCACCAACGGCGTTACGACCTACGTGCTGCCCGATACCACCACACCGGCAGGGAAAACGTTCCTGTGGTTCCGAATCACAATTGATTTGGCTCGGGGGACTACGACTACGAAGACCCCCCAGATGGTCAACTGGACCATGGAGTACCGAAAGAAACTACCAGAGAAGTGGGGCTTTGGCGTTGCGTTGGACTTGACCAAGGACGATTATCATGGGAAGACTCCTGCGGACTTGAGGGCTGATATTGTTACCGCCGTGGGGAGCGAAGTCTTACTTCCATTCCTCTGGCGGGACGATGCGAGTGGGGTGTCTACGTTCTATGTGGACGTAGCCCAGGCTGACGGGCTGGAGTATACTGGGCATGACCAGCGAGGGGACGTTAATCTCGTGCTGGTGGAACGATGACGACCCAGCAGGCTCAGGACCGCGCTCTCCGCCAGACTTTACCGGATAATTGGCCTGGTAGTTTACCAGAATACCTTGTGTTCCAAGAGTTGGTGAGGCGGGGATTAAGGCCGGACATAGATTTCACTTACCAATCGCCGTTTCAGGGAGGCCGTCTACAAAAGGGCGGGGTTGTTTTGGACTTTCTGTTTGACGACCCACCAGACTTGGCCATCAACGTACAGGGCACATTCTTCCACGGGGGGACCCAGAGACAAGACGCTATTGTACGGGCGCAGATGGCAGGTGAGGGGATAACCGTCATATTTATAGATGAGGCGGACATTCTGAACGACGTAAGACGGGTCGTTGGAGCGGCCCTTCGGTATCAAGACTTGAGCCGTTTGGGGCCAGGAAGGTAACGCAATGGCTATATCCTTTATCGTTTTTGTTCATGATAATGCAGGTGCCGCCGTTGAAGGCGCTACGATGAATCTCTACGATCGGAACACCACAACGCCGGTCAGGGCCACTACCACAACGGATTCCACCGGCAAGGGTAGTATCAGCCATGCGACTGAGGGCCGATTCGATGTCGAGATCGTCAATGGGAGTTCCAAGGAGCGTCTGAAGTACGACGACTCGATTCAGATGGAAGCGGCTGAATTTGCTCTTCTCAATATGCGGGGGGCGGACGAAGCTTTCAAGTACGTCATCACGCCAGGCACCATCTCCGCAGAGCGCATCCTGAATATCCCCGTCCTTACCAAAACCGCCGCCTTCTTTGTCACGCCTGCCATCGAGGACCTAGACCTTGACGGGTTCAACATTGACAACGGCGGTGTGATATTCCTAAAGGAGCAAGCAGAGGCGGACGCGGACGTAGCTGGCAGCGGTCAGATTTGGGTGAACACGGCCACTCCGAACGAACTCTGGTTTACTGACGATGCTGGAACGGATACCCAGCTTAACGTCGCAGCCGTGACCCAGGCGACCAAGGGTGCGCTGGAAGCTGAGACCAACGAGAACACCTACGCTCCACCCGACCTGATAAAGAACTCTCCTGGCATAGCCAAGGTTCACGGAAAAATTGATAGCGGTCAAGCGCTAATGACCGGAAGCTACAATATTGCCACCGTCACTGACAACGGCACAGGAGACTACACCGTAAACTTTGATGTAGACTTTTCTGCTGCTACATTTACCAGTGTAGGGATAGCAGTCAATGCTGGTCGGGCTGCTGAGGATAGAGTGGTGCAGGTGGGCGGCTCCCCGGCGGTAGGAAGCCAACGATATATTACGACAGTCAATGCTTCGCTCTCTAATATCCAAAGCGAAATCGCCTGTTATGGTGCCCAATAATGAGTAAATGTATCGTTTGGGAAAGACTTGATGGTGGGGTTAGTGTATCAACCATCGACTATACCGACCCTAAGTGGGCGGGAATGACTGAGGCCGCGATTATAGCCAAGTGCTTGATTACGGGCCAAGCAGGTATGGACCACGATTTCGGACCAGGGGCCATCTCGCACGTTTTTGAGCATGACGACCTACCGCCAGAGCGGCTTGATAATTCAGATTCGTTAGAAGGGCTGTACAGAAACGCCTGGGAGTGGGTAGGTGGTACGGTAGTTACCAATATGCCCAAGGCCCGAGGCATCCACATGAATCGTATCCGAAAGGACCGCGACGCAGAGTTGGAAAAGGAGTCGGGTTCAAAGTTCCGGCAACCGCCAGAGATCGAAGCCCTGTTTACAGCAGCACGGCTAGCCAAGCTCCAAGCATTACGGGACATTCCTCAGACGCTAGACCTCAATACAGCCAACGACACGCCTGCGGAACTCAAAGCTGTCTGGCCAGTGGAGTTACCTAAATAACCTCTGCGTGGCAACGTAAGCCACGTACAGGGTTTTTAGGCATACGGCTGGTCTCTAGGACGAACGCACATGGAATTTGGTATAAATTGGCGAATAAAAAACCTACGGTTTGATATCCGGGTGGAGCTGAACCGGAAGATTGCCAACCTGTACATGGGGATTGCCAGGTTATGACCACCCACCGTGACCTGGCCCACACGGAGATTGAGAAAGCCTATGCTGCCTACACCAGCCCTGAGGGTGCTAGTGGTGCAGACCGCATCATCATTGTGCTGGACCTGCTCATACACAGGGTAGCCGACCTGAACGGTGGTAATGGTAGGTGGGGTAAGGTCAAGAGGCAGGGGCCGTCTTTGTTTGGTGGGGCTGGGCTCGGTGCTGTCCTACTAAAGGCCCTAGAAACGCTGCTGTGACGTGTTTTTCTTCTGGCTACTCGGTTTCCTCTGCGCCCTCGTTGCTTTCACCGTAGTCCTTGGGATGCTCATTGTGGCCCTGGAGATTTGGGCGGTATTTCGTTAGTTCCTACGTACCCATTCATCGGCAGAACCCTGATGTTCCACTTCTTCATCGGCTGGTATGGTCCACCAGTCTAGCTTGTTTCCTGGCAAGACAGCCACAAAAGGAACGTGATTATGTGGGAGTTTTGCATGGGGCCAATGCCGACGCCACATTTTGCGGCTGACCCGTTCGGCAGTTTTTCCATCCCAGTGTATGAGACCGCCTAGTTCTATCTCACCCACCGTCATCTCGTCCACCCCGCATCTCCACCGGGGTAGAAATCGCCACCGTCGGCTCGGTTGTCCTTCCCGTGGGCTATCTTGCTCCCGTCCTTGAAGTTGTCCAGCGTGGTGCTGTTGCTGAAAAAGCGTGTTTCCCCACAGTGCTTGCAGGTCCCTTCGCTGGTAGGTCCGTTGGCTTCGCTTATGATGAACCAGTGGACACACTCAGTTGCTTGCATGGGCTACCTCCATCAACTCCGCGCCCTCCATGGCTTCCACGGCCCTGGTCAACGCTGCGTGTAGCGACTCCTTGAAGGTACCTTCATGGCCTCGTTGCATCGCGTCAGAGGACTGGCCATTCGGATGCACTGATACAACCCATAACCCTGATTTCGTGTCTATATGGGCGTTGCAACTGAATGTTGGACTGATGTGGTCTTCCCACCCTTCCGTGGCGGCGGTCCAACCCCGGCAGTCTAGCGACATACAAAGGGGGCCACACGGCACCCGGACCTCGTCACCAAAAATATAGTTTCCCTCGACGTCCTTAGCCCCGGCTAGTGGTGTCCAGTCCATCATTCCTCCGGCCACAGGTTTAATTGCCTGTTGATAACGGCATCCTAGTGACCCCAGAGGATGTCCCGCCGTTGTCTCAGTGCAGAAGCAGGTCAGGTGATGAACTCGGTTAAGTGGACTAAGCATCAATCACCTCCAGCGCCCGGTCCAGGGCCGTCAACAGGGCCTCTTTGTTGCGGAGACCGTCCTTCTTGGTCGTCTTACCGATAGGGTCACCGTTGCGGTTCTGGATTACCCACTCATCCCACTCAAAGTATTGGAATACACACACAAACCACCCCTTGGCCCTCACCGCGTCCAGAATTGCTGCCATGTCGGTAATCCCCAGCCGCCGCCAGGTCTGCGGGCTTACTCGTCGTTGGCATCATTCTTCCTCTGAGAGAGAAGATTGAAAGGGTGGTCCATGCAGTTCAAACCAAATAGGCTTGATTCGTGAAGATGCCAGACTACGACAAGTATCTACGTGGAACTGGAACCCGCCGATCACCATGCTCGGATAACGGTCACGATTCTTTCTCTGACAGTAGAACAGTGTTCCTCGTATCACATACCACCAGCGATAAGGGCGTTCTCCTAAGGTACTAAGGACACGTTTCCACCAAGGCCAATCCCAATAATCTCCACCGCACACTGTCCATGTACCGCCTATAGCGTTTGAGACCTGCCCTTTATATAGCCGTGTCATGTCTTCTACGAGGAAGATTGTCGTAACTTACGCTTCGCC